TCCGAATCTCTAGTCTAGGAGAATCATGATTACGATCGAGAGTCAGGGAGACTGGAAACTCACCAGGAATTGGTTTGACAAGATGACGAAGTTAGACCTGGCTCTGATCATGAATCAGTTCGGCAAGGATGGGGTTTCTGCATTAAAATCAGCGACCCCCTCCAGGTCGGGCGAGACGGCAGCTAGCTGGAACTACGAAGTCACTAGAACTGGCAACAGCTGGAAGATCACCTGGACAAACTCACACGTTAATAACGGCGTAAACATCGCCGTCATCTTGCAATATGGCCACGGCACTCGCAATGGCGGGTATGTCGTTGGCCGAGACTACATCAATCCCGCCATCAGGCCGGTGTTCGACAAGATTACGAAGAAGGCCTGGAAGGAGGTCACTAAGTAGTGGCAACTATTGACGAGCGGGTAGTCTCGCTCAAGATGAATAACAAGCAGTTCCTGTCTGCCATGAAGGAATCCGCGTCCAGCATGGACAAGCTTAAGGAATCCCTCAAGATGCAGGGGGCTGCAGATGGTCTTGCACGAGTCGGAGAGATTGCTAAGAACACCACTCTTGGTGACCTGGCGAACAAGGCTCTCGAAATCGGCAAGAACATGACCGTCATGCAGGGCTTGGCTGTTACTGCATTCGGCGGAATCGGTGTTGCGGCGCTTAATGCTGGCCGATCGATCATTAGCGGGTTTGTCCAGACCATTAAAGACGGCTTTAATGAGTACGAGCTCAAAATGAGATCGATTCAGACCATTATGGCCAACACCGCTGAGAAGGGAACCTCCCTTGCCGAGGTTAAGACCTCCCTCGCTGAGTTGAACACCTACGCCGACAAGACCGTCTATAGCTTCAGCGATATGACGAACGCCATCGGTCTGTTCACTGCTGCTGGTGTCGACCTGCAGACCTCGGTATCCTCTATCAAGGGTCTGTCCAACCTCGCCGCTGCTTCGGGTTCAACGGCCCAGCAGGCGTCGACGGCATATACCCAGCTCTCCCAGGCCATTTCGGCGGGTGTGGTCCATCTTCAGGACTGGAACTCGCTGGTGAATGCCGGTATGGGTGGTGAGTCGTTCCGAAACGCCCTGATCGAGACCGCTCGAATGATGGGTACCGGAGTCGATGAGGCTATTGCTAAGAAGGGTAGCTTCCGAGAGTCGCTCCAGGAAGACTGGTTGACCGCTCAGGTTATGACCACCACCCTGACAGCGATGACAAATGACCTGTCTGAGGCACAGCTTGTTGAGATGGGCTACTCTGAGGAGCAGGCCCACAAGCTCAAGCAGTTCGCCCAGGGTGCGTTCGACGCGGCCACTAAGGTTCGTACCTTCAGCCAGCTTATCGACACCACTAAGGAAGCCATCGGTTCCGGATGGGCCGAGACCTTCGAGATTCTATTCGGAGACTTCGAAGAGGCTACGGATCTATTCACAGCTATCAGCGACTGGCTTGGTTCGCTAATTAAGGACAGCGCCGACGCTCGAAATGGGTTCCTTCAGATGTGGAAGGATCTTGGTGGTCGATCGGCACTAGTCCAGGGTCTGGCTAACATCTTCCAGGCCATCATCAAGGTTCTTGGCCAGATCGGAACTGCCTTCCGTAGGGTATTCATGAATGCCTCTGCCGAGGGTCTGGTTCGAATCACGAAAGCCTTTGCTGACTTCACATCAAAGCTTATCATTACTAATAACTTTGCTGATAAGCTAGAATGGACCTTTACAGGTCTGTTCTCAGTATTCCACATCTTCGCCACCATCATCGGCGAGGTTGCCCAGGTAATCTTCACTGTTGCCTCACACATTATTAGCGCACTGTTCCCGGCATTCACGGGTATTAACTCCGGTGTCTTCCAGATCACTAAGGTACTTGGTAAGGCGATCTATTGGTTTGACCAGTGGTTCACTAAGCTGGATCTTGGTGGGAAGTTACTCAAGCTACTTCTACCACCAATTGATCTGGTCGGTAAAGCTATCAAGTGGGTTGTTGACGGTATTCACAACTTCATTATCTGGCTGGACTTCGGGTCTAAGGTTACTAACCTTGGAAACAGCCTCAAGGGGCTTGCTTCTAAGTTCGGACTCATCAAGGAGGCACTGAAGAACTCCGTCATTGGTCGAGAATTCACTGCCGCTATCGACTCGATTAAGAGCGGTATCGACACTGCCAAGACCAAGCTCCACGAGTTCGGACAGAGCGTTGGCGACAAACTCAAGGCTAAGCTTCTCTCGGGAAAGTCGGCCCTCTCTGACTACTTCAAGGGCTTCGATTTCAATGGGATGACCTCGTCAGAGGCGATCATCGCTTCTCTCGGGCAGAAGTTTGATGAACTTGGGCAGAAGCTAAAGATTTCCGAGAAAGTTCAGTGGCTGAAGGAAAAGCTCATCGAACTCAAGGACGCGATTGTCGAAGCGTGGAACGCTGTTCAAAATAGCAGTGTTTGGGACCACCTTGGTAAGTCCTTCTCCGATATTGGTGGAAAGATCAAGGAGGTTGCCCTCGCTTTCCAGGAGTGGGTTAACGGTCACTCGGCAGTAAAGGAGAAGGCCAAAGAGGCGGCTAGTGCGGTCTCAGGTGTAGGCTCGGCGGCTGCTCAGGCGGCTAAGGAGACTGGTCAGGCAGCCAAGGAGAACTTCCTCAAGAAGTGGTTCGAGGATATCAAACAGGTCGCTCGAGCCGTCCACCTTCCTGAGCTGTTCGACACTATTAAGCAGAAGTTCCAAGAGTTCAAGGATTTCGTCACCGAGACGTTCGCTCCTAAGGTCAAGGATGCGGTTAAGAATGCATTCGGTGCTGTTGGCGAAGCCCTAGGTAACGCGAACGACAACCTCAAGTCCTATGACATGGGGAAGATCCTTGTGGGGGCTATTGGCGGTGGAGTGCTTATTGCCTTCACTCGATGGATCAACTCCTTCAAGAAGAACTTCGATAAGATCGGAAATGTTGCCGAGAAACTAGGCGATGTCTTCGATAAGCTTGGCGGGGTTCTCGAGGCGTTTGAACAGAAGGTGAAAGCTAAGGCCCTCCTTACTATTGCTATCGCACTAGGCGTTCTTGCTGGAGCACTGATCCTGATGTCTTTGGTTCCGGCACCTAAGCTGCTAGTCACGCTTGCAGTCTTGAAGTTCCTATTCAAGATGATGGATGACATGCTTGAGTCGATGACCAAGATGGTTGCATTCAAGAATGACTCTGTACGAATCGTCGGAATGCTTATCGCTCTTGGTGCAGCTATGGTCTTGATGGCTACGGCGGTCAGAATCCTCGCAGGAATGGATCTTAAGGGTGCCGTCATTGGTATGGCTGCTATGAAGGTCCTCATGATGACCATGCAGGAGTTCATGACTAAGATGGCCGAGACAAAGGGCGTCGAGAAGGGCGCTGGTATCCTCCTTGCATTGGCTGCCTCCTGTGTTATTCTATCGCTGGCGGTATACACCCTAGGATCCATGAACACCGGGAAGGCCGTACAGGGTGTCGTTACTCTGGCTGCAGTCGTGGCAATCCTCGCTGGATTCATGATGCTGGTTAGCAAGGACCCATACATGGGTAAGGGTGCTCTACTGCTCCTGTCGCTTGCTGTATCCTGCAACATCCTAGTATCCGCAATTTGGATGCTTGGTACGATGAACACCGGCAAGCTACTTCAGGGTGTGATTGCTCTTGGCGTGATCATCGCTGCACTATCTGCAGCCTTGGTGGTCGCTGGACATTCTAATGCTCGAGGAGCAGCGTCGATGTTCGCCATGGCTGCTGCGGTTACTGCTCTTGTCGGTGCGGTATATCTTCTCGGCAGCATGAGTATCGGAACGCTAGCTAAGGGACTTATCAGTCTTGCTATCGGACTTGGTATCCTTGCCGCATCTATGGCTGCAGCCAGCGCATTTCAAAATGGTGCCGTTGCACTGGGTATCGCCTCGGTCTCGTTCATCCTGTTGGCCGGAGCTCTCAAGCAGCTGTCGACCATCTCATGGGGCGAGTTGGCAATCGGTCTTGTGGCTCTTGCCGGTGGATTCGCGGTACTTCTGATTGCCTCTGCTGTTGCTCAGACAGTCGCGGTCGGACTGGTGCTATTGACCGCTGCACTACTGGCTATTGGTCTGGCGCTTCTACCGATCTCGATTGGTATGGCGGCCTTTGCTGCTGTTCTGGGTATCTGTGCCACCACTGGTGCCGCAGCATTCTTGGTCCTGACTGAGGGTCTGAAGCAGCTTGGCGCGATTCTGCCCCAGCTAGCGATCGACTTGGCGAATGCTATTGCTAACTTTATCATCACACTTGGAGCGAAAGCCCCAGAGCTTGCTGTGGCTATGGCTCAGCTTCTCGGTGCGATCATCTATGCAATCAATGCTAATATTCCTGGCATTGTAGCTACGTTGTTCATCCTGATTCAGGCGATGCTCACCGAGCTGGCTAATCACGCCTACGAGTTCGGAGCTAAGGGCGCTGAGATCCTGGCAAACTTCCTGAACGGTATTGCCGATAACATCGGTAAGGTGATTGACGCAGCTACGAACGTCATCATCAACTTCCTTGACGGGATTGCTAGGAATGGTCCGAAGATTATCGATAAGGGTCTCTGGACTGTCCTCCAGCTCCTGCGAGGCGTCCGAGATGCGATCACCAAGTACTCGGCTCAGTTCCGTCAGGTCGGTCTCGAGATCGGTTGGGCCATCATTGATGGTGTGACTGGTGGTATTGCCGGTAAGGCTTGGAAGATCGGTTCTCAGCTGGTTCAGGGCGCCAAGAATGGTATCTCGAAGCTGAAGAACGCTCTTGGTATCCACTCACCTTCTCGAGTAATGAAGGAGATCGGTGGATACATGGGCGAGGGTCTTGCTATTGGTATCCGCGACGAGCAGTCCAATATCGAGGACGCCAGCGTCGGAATGGGTAAGACAGCATATGACGCAATGGCTAAGGCACTCAACGGAGTGAATGAGCTCCTAGAGGACGACCCTTCATTCAAGCCCGAGATCAAGCCCATTCTCGACCTGACCGAGATGGAGAAGCAGGCCAAGGGAATCAACAACTTCATGCCCGCCATCGGAGTCACGGCTCAGGCAGCTAACGCTGCTCGACCCACGGTTCCGGTCGCAGTTGACACTTCTGACACGAAGAGTCAAAATGGTGTTACAAACATCACGTTCAACCAGACCAACAACTCGCCAGAGGCGCTGGATGCGGCTACTATCTACCGCAACACCAACACTCAGCTGGCAATGGCAAAGGACAAGTTGACACTATGATCTCAGAGATCTCGTCCACGACTAAGTCGGGGGAACGACTTACTATCGACATCCGTGACCCCTACTCGTCGGGGATCGCGATCAAGGAGATTACTGGTCTGGGACCCGTCAAGGCCGATCTCAGTATGGATCGATACGCCTTGATCGACGGTGCTTTCCTCAAGGGGGTCAGGGTTGGTACACGTAATGTCGTGCTGACTCTGATCCCCTGGGGGGAGGACATCCAGCAGCTCCGGAGGAAGCTCTACAAGTACTTCGGAGTATCAGAGACCATCTCCCTCGAGGTGATCACCGACTGGGTCAGCGCTAAGTCTGACTTCATCGTGGAATCGGTCGAGCCGAACATCTTCGCAGAGCGAGAGGAAGTCCAGGTATCCTTGATCGGGCTTGACCCGTATTGGAAGGCCTCTTCCGCTCAGATCCAGAAGGTCGTCGGCTTCAACGACACTGTTCCACAGTTCGAGTTCCCATTCTTCTCCGAAGGCAACCACAAGCTTATCTTCGGCGACATGACCAACTCCACGGGTAAGGACATCCGATACCACGGAGATGCCCCCGCGGGTGTTACCATCACATTTACCTTCTTCGGAACCGTGGGGAACCTAATTATCTCGAACACCACCTTCGACGAGACCATGTCTATCTCGAGGGCTGGTCAGTTCTACGCTGGTGAGAAGCTTGTGGTGGATACTCGACCGGGGAAGAAGTCCATCGTCCACCACGCTGGTGGTAGGTCTTCATTCATCACTGGTGTTCTGGCTCCGGGGAGCGAATGGATCAAGATGCACCCTGGTATTAACACTCTGTCATTGCAGTACTCTGGCGGTAGTGAGGACCTTGGTGTGTCCATTGAATACGAAAGCCTTTATCGAGGAATCTGATGCACTTATTCTACACGAAAAAAGATAACTTCGATGATAAGCGCGAGATTCCCAGCACGTTCATCTCCCTGAACTGGACTGAGCGCGCTTACGAATACGGGCAGTTCGAGCTTCAGGTATATTCTACATCCTCGTATCCTGAGTACGGACTTGGTAACTTCCTCACGAGGGATGATACTGAGTACGTCATGGTCATCGAGACTGTAGACATCAAACAGATTGACAACCGGGTATACCTCCACAAGTATACGGGACGATCGCTTGAGAGCCTGTATGAGTGGCGAGTTCAGCTTCACCGTAGCTGGGTCATTCCTGATGCTCAGGGTAGATTCGACGCCCAGGGTTTCGCCGAGAGGATTGCACACCGTCACTTCGGTGACAATGCAGAGCCGAATCGTAAGCTTCCGAACTTCCACTTCCATCGCAATGACCAGGTCACCCAGCTGGCATACGTCAACGACACGGGCAACAAGCTCCAGGATGGCAAGTGGATCATCTACGATCGCAACCCGGCGGTAGAGATGTTCCGGAATGTGATCTCAGCATGTAAGCCGAATGGATACTCGATGTTCTATCGAGTTAATCTCGAGAATGGTGGGTATCATACATATCTTAAGGCCCCACACCTAATCGAGACAATCACCCTGTCTGAGGCAAACGACAACTTCAGTGACTTCGAGTCGGTCCAGAGTATCGTCGACGTAAAGAGCACGATCTACGAGATCTGGGACAGTGGTGATGTGGATCTTCAGTGGGTTGCGGATGGATCGACCCACACTCGAGAGCACACTATTCGATCCGAGAACCCTGTCGACCGACGTGAGGTCTTGTGGGACAACACCCAGGTCCACAAGCCGTATAAGGTCGAGGACTGGAATAAGCTGACTGAACTTCAGAAGCAGCATATCCGATCCCTCAGTGAGGTTTGGTATCCCTTCTGGGTTCTGGACGCCATGTTCCCGAAGTACTCGCCGGTTGAGATGGTATCTGGTAAGATCGATAGCTTCTCGAATGTCCAGTTCCGAACCGGGTTCGATGTCGGGGATATTTTCTACTATGTCCCCACCGGGCGTAACTCAAGACCTATTGAGGCCCAGCTTACTGAGATGACAGAGTCTTGGTCCGCTGATGGATTCTCTCAGGTCCCAACCATCTCCATGACCTCTCGAGGCAAGTGGAATGGCGACAGCTTCCGTATTGACTTCGCTCGTAAGGGTCCGGGCGAGATTATCGAGCCTCGAGAAAGGGGTTAACCTATGCCCATTAATAGTGGCTTCTACAACTCGGTGAATGGTGACCGGGTATACGACGCAGACCAGTTCGGATCCCTGTTCGACGGTATCATCTCTGACGGAGTGTTTCCGAACGTCGGGGATAAGTTCTTCGTTCGCCCGATTGCGAACAGTATGAACATCTTTGTCGGATCCGGAAAGGCTTGGCTCAATCGTCGTTGGGTCGAGAATACCGGTGACGAGACACTTGCTGTTCAGGCTGCTAACGCTACGCTGGACCGTATTGACTCGGTTGTTCTGTCAGTCGATATTTCCAAGGCGGTTCGAGGCGCCAAGCTTGAGATCATCAAGGGTACTGCCTCGGCTACTCCGAACCCCCCGCTCATCCCGAGCGACGGGGAGAAGAAGTATATGATTCTCGCGAACATTCGAGTCGTGAAGAACGCCAGAGCCATCGGTGCGGAGTCGATCACGAACTTCGTGGGATCCAGTCTCACACCATATGTGGGTGGGCCGGTCAACACAATCAACCTTGACTCGCTCCAGGCTAAGCTACAGGGAGAGTTCAATAACTGGTTCCAGACAGTTCGAGATGCTCTGCAAAATGCTGGTGGGAATACCTCGACGGATGTGGCCAACCTTAAGGCTAGCGATAACGCCCAGAACACCAAGATCTCACAGCTCGAGTCTCGGGCAGGGCAGATCGAGTCCAGTGTCACTAATGTCTCGTCCAAGTTGGAGACGTCGTCGACGTTCTACAACATGGTCAACATTAGCCACTTCGGTATGCACAACTCGGTATACCGTGGCGCCTCTCTCGGTACGAGTGTCTCAAACTACATGTCGAGCATCCGTAACGGTACATTCAGTGGTATGTACCTTGGTGACTACTGGACCTATGCTGGTGTCAACTGGCGTATTGTCGCATTCAACTACTTCTACGGTGTCGGTGGTACTCCTATCCAGCAGCATCACGTGGTGGTTGTCCCTGACAAGGCACTCTACAGCGCACCCCTTCATGAGACGAACCCCTTTACCGGATCCTACCTGGATCACACCATCAACAAGTCTGGGCTCGCTCAGGCTGAGCGAATGGCGCGATCTATATTCGGCGACAACCTCATGAAGGGATGGACTCGAGTCTCACAGGGCATCAATACCAACGGAACGGTTATCTCGTACACCTGGTACAGCTCATACGCCATGCTCTTGGACGAGACCATGGTGTTCGGTCGTCGAATGATGGGCGCCGGTCCTGAGGGCAACGCTCTCAACCTTGGTCAGCTCTCGGCGTTCGAGAAGAATCACACCCTGATCTTCCCGGGTTATGAGTACTGGCTCCGTGATCGTTCTCATGCAAGTACTGCTGTATATCTCAAGAGCAACGGCGAGGTCTCTACTGCACCTATTCATTATGGGTTTGGTATTCGTCCATATTTCTTGATCGGTTAAAATGACACACTTCGGTTTCAGTCCATTCTTGGACCTAACTGTCGCCGTATTCCTTGGTATATTCAGCTCCACTGGGTTCTGGGCATACCTTCAGAAGCGGCGAGAGAAGAGTTCAGCAAATACTCGTTTGCTCTTGGGGATGGCACACGACCGTATCGTCTATGTCGGAAAGACCTATATCCACCGAGGGTTCCTTACCCTTGACGAGTACGAGGACTTCATGAAGTACCTCGTTGACCCATACTTGGAATTCGGTGGTAACGGTCTTGCCGAGAGAATCGTCGACGAAGTTAAACGGCTCCCCGTAGTCCCTACCCCAAGACCTCCCGCTAGGAGGAAGAAAGAAAATGGCTAAGCATCTCAAGCAAGGAGAATCGATGCACAACAAGACGTATGACATCCTGAAGTGGGTTGCGCTGGTCTGCCTTCCCGCTACCAGTGCTCTCTACGTCACCCTCGCCGCACTCTGGCACCTCCCGGCCCCGACCGAGGTTGCTGGTACGATTGCGGCTGTCGACACCTTCCTGGGTGTGCTTCTCGGCGTGAGCTCCAACAAGTACCAGGGTACCCAGCCCTCCGGAGCCCTTCACGTGTCCGAGGACCAGGGGATCCACGCCACCTTCGACCAGGGAGTCGCTGAGATGCTCCGGAATGGGAAGGTGACGCTGGACGTCAAGCAGGTCTAAGCGAGAAAAACCTGCGGTATAATGAACCCCTAGA